GACCGCTGTGCTGCAATAATAGGATAGTTCTGATAATCCAATAGAGCATCAAGAGAACGTACGGCTAACTCACAGTAATGTTCAAATTGAGATGGGTCATTTATTAATCCCCAGTTAATTGCAGATAATGTACATAAAGATATCTCACCTTTATTAGTATCATCATAAGATTCTAATCCATGACTTGGTAAATCGATTTCACAACAAAGATTTGATTGGTGTATAGGTGCTTGCTTTTCTATGAATGCACCATGTGTATTTGCATGGTCAACATTTTGCAGATATATCCGACCAGTCTCTTTGCGTTCTGTAATAAATTGTTGAAATACCTCTAAGGCTGGTAGAGATTTTTTGCGAATCTTATATGACCTCTCATACTTCTCATATAATTCTTTAAATTTATCTTGGTCTTCAAAGAATGCATCATATAATCCAGGGACATCAGCTGGAGAGAAGAATGTTATCTTACCACCCTCTAATAATCTTTCATACATCAATTGATTAAATTGGAATGCATAATCCATATTACGCACTCGTGTTTCATCAGTACCTCTATTATTTTTAAGGACTACTAAGTCTTCAAATTCATAATGCCATACAGGTAGATATACAGTTGCTGCTCCTCCTCGTACTCCACCTTGACTACAACTCTTAACAGCACTTTGGAAATATTTTAAGAATGGTATAAGTCCGGTATGCACAACAGACCCATCACCAATATGACTACCAACAGCTCTAATCTTACCAGCATTAATACCTAATCCAGCTTTCTTTGAAATGTATTTAACTATAGATGTTGATGTAGCATTGATTGAATCTAATGAATCATTTGTCTCAAGGACTACACATGATGAGAATTGTCTTGTTGGAGTTCTTACTCCTGCCATAATTGGGGTTGGTAGAGATATATAAAACTGGCTTATAGCATTATAAAATTCTCTAATGAACTTCATACGTCTACCATTATACTTAGCAAACAATGTCATAGCAATCATAATATATAATACTTGTGGTGTTTCATATAGTGTACCATCTGTTCTATTTTGAACTAGATACTTTGACCTCATTTGTTCCATACCAGCATAAGTGAATTCATCATCCCTAGAATGATTAACTATATTATTGTTTATATAATCTATTTCAGCTTCTGAATATTTATTTAATATATCTGAATCATAGACACCGGCTGCAATATTATGATTTATAATATCAATAAGAGGCCAAGGGTCTTTATCACCATACACTAATTTTTTAAGCTTATAATTAATAAGCCTTGCTGCTACAGTTTGATAGTTGGGTGTTGCCTCAGTTATTAATTCAGCTGAGGATTTTATAAGAAGGTCATGAATCTTTACAGATTCCATTGCTTCATATACTTGAACGTTGGCACGCATCTCAATTTCAGAAACGGATACGCCGACTAAATCATTACAAGCCCAGTCAAGTACACGGTGGATTTTATTAATATTAAACGGTTCAGTTTCGCCTGACCGCTTTGTCACAAAAATAGACGTCATGTCACTCCAATTAAGTTATGTATTACAGTATGTTACTAACAGATATAAAAATATTTTCTTTTGTTTTATATATAGGGACACCTGCAAAATAATCTACAGGCTCAATAGAATCTAAATTAACAATACTTCCTTTTGTATAATCAAAAATATCATGATTTAGTATGTGTTGACCTTCTTGAAGTTCTTTATGTTCCTCATTAAGGTCAATGGTTGTGTCATAACCTAATTCTTCTAGTACTTTTAAGATATCTTCTTCTTCCATACCAGTTTCTTCCTTTAATAGGTAGAGCGCAGCGGCATATGATTTTATCCTTGAGCTACCAAATGGTATTTTTTCTAGAATTCTTTTTATATTAAAGACTAATCTATGAAAGACAGTATAAACTTTCTTTTGAGCATTTGTCTGGTCTTTTATTTTAACTAATAACTTGCCTTTGTTATCAATCACACCTTCATCAAATGCCTCGGTATCACTCCATTTAGTTACAAGTAAGCGAATAAATTTATATGTAATAAATAAATCTACTGCGCTTTCTTTAATATATTCTGCCATTTATAATTTCCTTAATACATCTATAACGGTCGAGTCTAATGGGACCTCAACATAATCTTCTTCTGGTAAATAATTTAAATATACCAAAAAGGTTTTAACAATACTTTGCAAAGTATCATCTGTCTTAGACATTAATATTTCTGCACATACATCAGGTCCTAAAACATTACCCAATATAATAATATGATTTAATATTAACCGTTCTTTTAAATCATCATCCCGATAGTATCTATTAATTAAGCGATTGATATACTTAAATCTAGATATATCCTCTTTAAAATCCTCAGTTGTTGCCCACTTATCTCTTTGGTAATGCTTTGCAGCATATAACTCGAAGTTATTTTTACTTAATTCCATAATATATATTTATGTTTATTTTTTAACGAACGCTTTTAATTGTTGTAATAATGTTTTTTTACTTTTACGTTTATCCAATTCAATTCCAACTGTTCTTCCATACTCTTCTAAGTCATCCTTTGAGGACCTATTGGAATATGATTTAGCTTCATCAACTTTTTTCTTCTTTGGTTTCTTCTTAACACCATTGAATTTATCTTGCTCTTCTTGAGTTAATGCAGCCGCGACCAATCTTTCTCCAGTCGGACTTAAAATACCTCCGGCATCAGCTGTTCCAGTTGATAACCAACCTACTCTTTCTAGTGGCATATCTTTCTCCTATGTAGTAATAATATCTGAAAGCCAGAAGTTTTTAAATCTTCCATCCCCTTTCAGTTTCACCTCAACGTGATTGCTCCCTAGTTTATTGATTGTACCTTTTTGTCCATCATTAGTTACTACGTCATCATTCACATTAAATAATTTGCCAGCTGCATACTTCTCACGAAGTTTTGAAACTGGACTTAATTTGATATCTTGTCTAAAAGATTTCTCTTCTTTTAAACCCATACCAGCTCGGACTGCATTCATAAGTCCCTTGGCATCTTTAAATCTATTTGGTAGACCGCTAGTAAATGCAGCAAGGTCATTTTTAGATGCAGCATCTCTCATCTTAGAGGCTGACATACCATCTGCACCATCAGCATCTGGGTCTCTTTCACCTGCACTTATAACTTTTATAGATGCAAATTCATAAAAACCATGTTTAGCTTTAATACCATTCCACTTATTAATTAACTTGTCAAATTCTGTTACTCTATCTGAGCCAACAAATAATTCTAAATTCTTATATCCATCATTATGAGCAGTTACTAGTGCATCCCAAATCACTTTAACTTTTCTATCCATAAGAATATGTCTAGCATGCTTAGGAAATACCTTACGCATGTATTTAACTTTAGTCTTCCATTCTAATGGATTCTTATTCTTATCTTGGGATTGGGTTGCATACACTCTATGGTCACCACTACCTTTAGCCATACTTGCATCTAAAAGTTTTTCATGTCCTATTGTTGGAGGATTGAAACGACCAAAGTTAATAGTCACGGTTATCTCCGCGGCTTCTCCTAGGTAGTGTTCCTTAAATGTATATAAATTACTCATTACCAATTAGCATTTTTATATTTAGTTTTACCGTCAATTCTTACAATACCAGCATCTTCAGCAGCACGGGAAGAATACAGACCGCCAATTACTAAATCATCATAGAATTTTTCCATTGAAGCTACAAATCTTTTATCAACTCCAGATTTCTTTAATGTTTCATATGCTTTACGGAATTCTCCAAGGCCTTTAATAGACATCTTTTCATTCCATTTTTCTTTTAATTCTTGTGCTTCTCGCATATCTCTCAATGCGGCTGTTACATTTACTGGTTTTTTATTCATCTTGATTCGGACTCCCACCCTTTAATTATGTCTTTGCTAAAATTATTATAACTGAATTCCATTCGGTCAACAATCTTAACGGCACCGTTAGTTAAATGGTCAACAGCAACGTATCCTTCGGCGCCTGTTACTCTAAAACCATCTTTAGTCTTTACAAAAGTATTTATACTATCCATACTGTCCAAATGTGTTAATAACTTTCTCTTAGCATAGACCAATTCATTCTGCATATCAAACATTAATATTAAATTAGCTTTATTAGTATCATTGAACCATTGCAATGCAGCAATTTTAGTATCATTTTTTCTATCTTTACCAGCTTGGGTCTTTAAAGCATCTATTTCTTTGTCATATCTGTCATGAATCCATTGTATTAATTCTTCAGCATGTTTTGTTGTGTTGCTAATCTCGCTTTGCGTTCTAATTTTCGTGTTGCGAAAGGTATTAATAAATAAATTAATATCTGTATCTGTAGATACGTCTTTAAGCGCGTTAGCGGAGATTTTCTGAAAGAGCTTTCCCGCGTTGGATATATGTATGGTAATTTCATCTGTTTCCTTTTTAGATAATGTGGCAAGACCAGAGATGTCAGGGAAGTTAGCAGACTTCTGCCATACACTCCTGACTTTCTTAAATGCTGCAACGGATACTCCGAAGCTTGCACTCATTGATTCAAAGGTCGAACCTTGATAATAAGTATGCCACACTACTCCAATCTTTGCCGCTTTAATTTCTTTAGCTGCTCCAACGGGTACTGCATATACTATAGTGTTTGGGTGGAAGGTTACATACTTCTGCCCATCAATTGTTTGATTTTTTAAGTCTTTTTTAGTGAACATAATATCACCTTGGTAGACTCCTTTTCTTATACCAAGTTTTTTAAATTCTTGAAAAGCTACTGTGAGTTTTGCTGCTAAATCTCCTGATGTGTCAGCTTTAACTTCCTTAACTGTCTTATAAACTTTAGGATTCTTATTGAATATTCCTTTCTTTGCAACAAAGAATTTACCATCGTTAGGGTCAATACCAACGAATACTGCTGGTGCTCCATCCCATTTAACTGTTACTTGCTTTGTATCATTAGTACTACCAGCTAACATATCCCTTAAATCTCTTAAAGCAAAGATAGCCGCACGTGCCCCTTTCACGCCGCCATCTATAACCATATCCTCTATGTGAGTCATATGAGTATTCTTAGCTTCTTTTATATGTCTTTTTAAATTCATTATGATACCGGAAAGAGTTTGATTTTATTTTCTGGAACAGTGGCTGTACCTTCAATATTAAAATTAAATGAACTTTCACCACTCTTTTTAAATGCTACTTGATGGTATTTAGCTATATCTCCATCTAACTCAGCAAATATCCAACAATTAATTACCCAATATTTTTTATGTGTTCTATGTGGTACTATACCAACTTTTAATACTTTAATTTGTTTGTCACCTAACATTGGATTTGTTTGAGTGAGTTTACCAACAGTAATAACTTCAGTATCAGCTTTAGATGGATTACCATATACTTTAACAACCGGCATATTAGTATCTCCCATTGACATAGTTTTAACTAAGTTATTAACAACATCAATACCATTCTTTTTTACATCATCAATAATAGCTTGAATAATTGGAAATGATATAGCATTACCTATTAAAAAATTAATTGTTTCATCTACAATTTCAATGTTAGCTTTTTCAAAATTTACAGAAATATATTCACTATCTTTATTTTTTGTAATATCACCAAAACGTGCATTAAGAAGATTATTAAATTTTGTATTAGGAGGTTTCTTTTACCTTTATCATTAACAATAGCTTTAAACATTGCAGCTTGAGACATTTCATTCATCACATCTTCTTCAAGGACTTCCTCTTTTAGGAATTTGCTACCTCTAGTTATTTTTTGAATTTCTTTCATTGTATTTCTTTCATGGAATTTCACAAGCTTCTTCATAAATCCTTGAAGCTTTTTCCAATATTTTAATATAGCCATAGCAGCTACTTTAAATTTATTAAACATTTCAGCACCAGCTTTTTTCATTCTCCCAACAGTATCTCCAAAAAATCCTTCTTGTAATAATTGTTCAAATTCATTATTCAATTCTACATCCTCTTTAAACCAACTTGGGTCAATACCAGCTCTAGTTAAAGTGTTTTGAACTTCTCCATCAACTGGGTAAGCACCTGTAAGAAGCTTTGTAATTTTACCAAGTCTAGCGCTACCTTCACCAAGTTTTAAAGATATTTGATACCATGACACATCATCGCATGTCAATTTACCAGTATTTTCATCCATATTAATTTGGGAAGTACCTGTTAATGCTTTTTCTAATTGTGCATATGTGCCATCAATAAGAACACAATCTGCTGTGTTGTCTTTAATAACACCTGTTATACCTTCTTTGCTTCTCATTAAACTATAATATTTTTTAATACCATCCCAAATTACATAAGGCTTGGTAACTCCAGCATCTTTACGCCAAAAATAACTTCCATTAACTAAGGATATAACATCAGCACCAATCTCTTTATCTGCATTAAGATAGGTGACAAATTCTTCCCATTTAGGAACAAATTTAATTATTTTAAAATCACCAGAAATCGTACCTTCCATATCAAGTAATTGCTCTTTAAATTTAGATGGAGTTAATTTATTTGGTATGAATAATCCAATTGCTTGGAAGAATTCTAAAAAGTCTGTATTAGTTTTAATACCAAACATTTTTAATACTTCAGCTTTTTTATCACTACCTGAGCCAGTGCCTTTAATAAGAAGTGAACCTTTACCTGATGGACCTACTAAACTGGGATAATCTGCTGGCTTAATATTTTTAAATATAGCAGTTTGAACTTTAATCTTCCCATCGGGAATACCTTTTTTAGAAAGCGAGGCAGTAGTATCAAATATTAAAGGTGATGAATGCAGTTTTATTGTTTTGGTATATAA